AATTTCAATTAATCTCTAAGGCCTTGATTCTATTACTTTTTTAAAGAGATTAGTGGTTGACGAATTATCCTTTTCCTGGTATAATAAACTATAAAATGGAAACAAGGAAACAATACATGTCTGCATCATTCCCCTACGTATCACTTGTTATAACCGAGGACGAAAGAGCAATCCTTGTTCAGGTTTCAGCGAATCCAGATGAGAACCCTCAGGACATGGCTAGAACCTTTATAGAGAATCGGGGTGATGCGGTTGTTATGGTATCTCCGCCTCATGCCTTGTCCGTCTATCAGACGGTTTATGACGTTAGAGATGCACTTCAAGGCATGGAAATCGACGAAATCGTTGATACACATTCGTATTAATCTCTAAGGCCTTGATTCTATTACTTTTTTAAAGAGATTAATTGTTGACAAAATAAACTTTTCCTGATAGAATATATTATACAATGGAAACAGAGGATAAATTGACTATGACCGTTTTGACAAAATCTACAGTTACTAAACTGAATGACGATATGATTGCTGCTCTTGAAGCTGTTGCAAAAAAGCACGGAGTTTCTCTTGAAACTAAAGGCGGAAAATTTGACGAAAATGGATTCCGTCCGCGTATCAGTTTTGCTACTATTTCTAAGACCGGCGATGTTATGACGAAAGAACGCGTTGCTCTCTCCGGCTGGAAAGCTCAAGCTGCTGGATTCTCTGGAAAGGATTTTGGTAAAAAGTTCGTTATTCCAGGTCAAGGCACCTTTCTTCTAGAAGGTTTCCGTACTCGGGCTTCAAGGCGTCCTCTTCTTGTCCGTTCACTCGGCGACAATAAGCAATACACGTTTGCAACAACCACCGCTGCGGGCGTTAAAGTTGCTGACATTCTTACACCTGCTTAGGAAATTGATTATGACTACTTTTGACAACCGCCATGGCGGACCTTTTGATCGCGGAAACGCTGACTATTACTATAGCCGAGGTGTTAATCCTCATTACTACGTTGGAGCCACTAAAGCTTCTGCTCTTGTTGAAGAAAGCGCTATGACTCCAGAGGAGATCGAAGCCTACATGGCTGGATATGCCGAAGGTGAAGCTAATGGTGATAAAAAGGATTGGGGTTAAGATTAACTATTGACTTTAATTAAGAAACTTGTTATAATAAACTTGTTAAATCGAAACAACCGTTAAATTGAAAAAGGAAATACATTATGTCTCATATGGTTGAAACTATGGCCTACTCTGGAGAAGTTCCCTGGCACGGTCTCGGAAAACGCGTTCACAATGATCTAACTCCTGACCAAATGCTTGTTGAAGCTGGTCTTGATTGGACTGTTGTTGAAGTTGATTCCTTTGTCGAATATGAAGGTGACCGCCTTCCGACTGGTAAGAAAGCTCTTGTTCGTTCTTCTGATAAGCGCGTATTGACTAATGTCGGTGAGAATTGGCATCCTCTGCAAAACTCTGAAGCCTTTGAATTCTTCCAAGAATTTGTTATGGCTGGCGATATGGAAATGCATACGGCCGGGAGTCTCGACGATGGTCGGATGGTTTGGGCTCTTGCTAAAGTTAAGGACTCGTTCACAATCGGCAAATCCGATACAGTTGAAAGCTATCTTCTTTTGACTAATCCACACCGCTACGGAAAGTCCATTGAAGCACGCTTCACACCGATCCGCGTTGTCTGTAATAACACACTGACATACGCACTCAGCAAGCAATCTGAACAGATGGCTCGTGTTGGTCACCGCAGTAAGTTCGATGCTAGCCTCGTCAAGGAAACACTTGGTATTGCTAGCGAAATGATGCAGGACTATAAAGAATTGGCTACTGTCCTGTCTTCAAAGCGTTATAAGAGAACTACTGTTGAAGAATTCTTCAGCCGTGTATTCCCTTCAACCTCTAACAAGCGAGGCGCTGATCTTTCACGCAACGCTCAAACAGCCCTGGATATTTTGGAAACCCAACCGGGTGGAGATCTGAATCCAGGCACTTGGTGGCAGGCTGCAAACGCTGTCACCTACTTGGCTGACCATGAACTTGGAAACAGCCAAGAGACCCGCTTGCAATCTTCATGGTTCGGTGGAAACCGCAACAAGAAGATCAAAGCTCTTGACCTCGCACACGAATATGCGATGGCCGCCTAGGGTCCGGGGAGGGTGCAATGCTCTCCCCACTTCCTTATCTTTAAAAGACATTAATTATGCCAACAGGTTATACATACAATATTGAAAATGGTATCTCATTCAACCAATATGCTTTGGCCTGAAGTAGGAGTTGAGTAATGGAATATTGGATTTGGGCACATTGGTTTATTCTCGCTGTTAGTATATTTGCTTATTCCTTTACTCTCTGGCAATCCGCAAGTGATCCAGACACAAACCCTCTATCAATAGTTATCTGGATTCTGCTTGCTATACTTTATCAGCATGCACTATTTGCTGGCGGCTTTTGGTAATAGACATAAATAAATGAACAACAACTCTAAACCATTTAGGAGAATTAAATGAGTCTTGTGATTAAGGATGATTCAGTCGAGAAAAACGAATTAAATATTGTTGCCAATGGCGGCACAGAAATGATGCAACGCGGACTTGCTGAACGATTGCCAGCAGAGCTACTAAGTTCTTTTCAAATTATTCCATCCCGTGTTAGGGATATCAATCCAGATAAGATACCCATTCTGTGGTGCCATGATACATTCAACGACCCAGAGTCACAGCATCTAAAAGATCCTGCTTTACGAGCAAGATTTCGTAAGATTGTTTTTGTGTCTAATCATCAGTTTATGACATACCATTATGGACTTGGTGTTCCACATTCTGAATCGATTGTTCTAAAGAATGCTATTGTTCCTATTGAGAAATTGAATAAAACGCCCGAAGGTGATGGACCAATTCGTTTAATTTATCACACAACCCCACATCGTGGATTGGAAATTCTTGTTCCTGTCTTTGAGTATCTATATAAAACTTATGGAGACAAGATTGTTCTTGATGTATTCTCAAGCTTTAAGGCTTATGGTTGGGATGATAGAGATCTTGAGTATAAAGATCTTCTTGATACTTGTAAAGAACATCCTGGAATTAACTATCATGGATATCAACCGAATGGTGTTGTGCGACAAGCACTGAGTAAAGCCCATATCTTTGCTTATCCAAACATCTGGCCAGAGACATCTTGTATTTCTCTTATGGAAGCAATGAGTGCTGGGTGTGCTGTTGTTTGTCCTAATTATGGAGCTCTTCCAGAAACTGGTGCAAACTTTCCTCTGATGTATTCAATGCACGAAGATCGACAGGAGCATGCTAATATATTCTCTGGTGTTCTCAAACAAGTGATTGATAAACTTTGGTCAGAACAGATTCAATCGAGAGTTGCCTTTCAGAAAGATTATGCTGATGCATTTTATAACTGGAATGTTCGTGAAATGGAGTGGACAAATCTATTGACAGATTTGAGAAATTAGTATAGGATTATAAAATGAAATACAATTCTGAAAAATTCAAATGGTCCCAGGAGCATGAGGTTTATCACAACTCTACTATTGACCATCCTCCAGGAGTCTTAATTAAAGGTGAACGGATGGCACATGTAGGACCTGGGCTTTGTGACTTTGGTTTTAGTTGGAGTTTCTCTACAAATGATCATTGGCATTTAAATGTCAATAAATCTTTTGATGAAGCTTTAGCTTGGGTTCAAGGTGCTGAGTCTGAGTTTGAATATTGGTGGAATGACAAACACCCACTTAAACAACATTCTTATTTTGTTGAAGAAGTGTTAGGACAAAAAAGGTATGATGATTTTGGTTCATGCTAGAGCAGCAGTTTAATATATGAAATAGGTGGAGGATTTTAAATGCGATTTAAATGTGGAAAATTTTTTAGTTTCTCCTTTAAAGAATTCTTTAAAGAACGGATGACTAAAAGGTTACTTAAGTTTGAAAAAATAGTTAATAAAGTCAATCAGGGCGGTGGTTATTTTTTCTATCCGGTGCTCTGGCCAGTTCGTACGTCGGAAGGTAAATGCGCATGGCTTGAACCCGTCTTTAGACAATGCAAATATCGAGCGTTTGAAGACCCCGGAGATCCTTTAATGATTGCATCACCGTGGCTGTATAGGTCTGATATTTATGAAAGCGAAAAATACGTTTTAGTGGAAACGGCTGTTCCAGAGGATGCATATCGTAGATATGTATTTGATACTAATCCAGAAATGTTGGCTGTTATATTGTGTATTATTAGAGTAACGGCAATTATATTTGGATTAATAACTATACCATCACTACTATCACTATTGTAGCACTAGGAGTTTTAATGTTATTTGGAAATATAAAGGTCGGCTTTACTGGGTCACGTTTAGGATTAACACCACAACAGAAAACTCAAATTGCTCTTGAGGTCAGAAAAATTAATCCCCATCTGGTTATTCATGGAGACTGTATTGGTGCAGATTATGACTTTGATTGTATTGCTAAAGATCTAGAAATCCGCCGCAAAATTAAACCTTGCAATTTGAAAGATCAACGTGCTTTCTGTGAAGCTGAATTTATCGAAGAACCTAAAGCACCTCTTGAAAGAAACCGCGATATTGTAGATGAATGTGATATACTATTAGCTGCTCCTGGAAGCAAGAACGAGATACACCGGAGCGGAACTTGGTCAACTATTCGATATGCTACAAAGACTAAAAAGAACTTAATTGTGTTCTACACAGACGGAACACGCAACACATAGGAATAAATATTATGCCGAAACCACAGTCAAGCTCTACTAAATATATTTCTGCTGGAGTTCATAGTAACGTAAGTAAAAAAACATTGAAAGCTATGCGTCGGGAAACCTCTGAAATTGAAAAGGCTGATAATAAATATTCTGCTTTCAAGAAAGGTAAGAACGTAATGCTTACAATTGAGAATCCAAACAAACTTGAAACTAACAAGCGGTTTGTTCGTGTTCCAGCAAAACAGGTTTGGAACACTCGTAATAGAAAAAAGGAAGAAACCAATGAGGGATAAATATCTTAAAGCTCTAAAGGAAACAGTTTGTTTCGTCGAGTTTACAAAAAAAGATGGTTCTCTTAGAGAGATGTACTGTACTCTTAAAGAAGATTTGATGGAGCTTCCAGATCGTCCTCTGAAAAAGGTTACACCTGAAGTGGCGACAGGGCCTCTCTCAGTTTGGGACCTTGAAAACAAAGGATGGAGATCATTCAATCCAGATTCCGTGATTGCGTTCATTATTGGAGAACCTATGCCAGACGGCCGACTAGACCCATGGGACGACCCAATCGTATAGAACTACCTTGATCTAAGGATGAGGTTTCTAGACGGTCTATAGAAGGCCTTTGAATAACAGGCACTTATCAATAAGCCGTTGATTCTACACTATAAAATTAATCTCTAACCTATTGATTCCATTACTCTTTTTAAGAGATTAATGGTTGACGTATTAAGGATCCTGTGGTATAATATATTATACAATGGAAACAGAGGATAATTGATCATGGAAATACAACTAACTCACCCACTATTAAAAAGCTTCAAATCAGAGAAGACCGCTCGGAAGAAAATTTCCGATATCCTGATTTCTGAGGAGGAACAGTTTGCAATTGTCCAAGGACAAAACGGTCGATTCTATGCAGTTGTTATTCGTGCCTTTGAATCAAATATGCCTTTCTATGCTCAAAATGGCTTTAAAGTCATTGGCGTAATGGGAGACAAATAAATGAGAAATTCTGAAAATCAATCTTATCGTCGCGCTCAACGTTTTGCTTCTAATTGGATTAATGATGCTAAAGAAGAGCGTGAACATGTTCTTACAGACGCTCTTAATAAGAATGTGTCTATGAGCTGGGATAATAGCATGCGGCTTTTCAGAGCTGAAGCTATTCTTAGAAATAGAGTTGTTATGGAATTAGCGGAAGCTGAAGATTCAGAAACTCCTGTTAGCGATGAAATCGTTTCACGGCTTCAGGAACGTGCTTTAGCTGCAGGTCGGTCTGTAGTTAGCAGTCGATCAACTTCAGACATTGCTAATCTGATGGAAGATTTGGATTTGGAAATCAACTGTAAGCTTCTTTCGTACATCACAGGTATTTAATTGTGAAGAATGCTGTCATAAGTGACATTCATCTTGAGTTTTCTCAGATGAAAGATACGATTCCTCAGGTAGATAATTTGTTTCTTCCTGGTGATGTACTTGTCGCTAATTATTTAAAACCTAAAAGGACTGATAAAGACGCTCGAAGACATTGTAGTGTCGTTAAAGACTTCTTTCATAAATGTCTTGATTCAGCTAAATTCATTTTTATCGTACCTGGAAATCATGAGTTTTACCACGGTCACATATCTACTATAGAACAAAATTTAGCTCAGTGGCTCATTAACCTTGTTCCAGAACTTGATGGTGTTCTATTCGTTCTAGATGGAAATCAAATTTTTGACTTGAATGAGAAATGGTCTCTTGCTGGATGCACACTTTGGACTAATATGAATAAAGAAGATCCGTTATCAATGGATGCTATTCGTAGCGCGTTGAATGACTATAGGTGTATCTACACAGATGAAAAGAGAAAAGTTCCTATTCACCCAATCGGTGTTTTGAATAAACATAAAGTCTTCTTAAGTCAGCTTGCTGATCGATATAAAGAAGCTGAAGAGCGTGATCGCGATCTAGTTATTATGACACATCATGCTCCTACATTTAAGAGCATTGATCCAAAATATAAAAACGATAGTCTTATCAATGGTGCTTACGCGTCGGATCTATCTGATTTTATTCTTGATCGTCCTAGGATTAAGTATTGGTTACATGGTCACATTCATGCTACAAACGACTATATGGTCGGTGACTGTCGTGTTATCAGTAATCCTCGTGGCTATGTTATGGAAAGCAAATATGATTATGGCGAAAGAAATAAGGATTTTGAGAGCGAATTTTCTTTCTCGTTATAAATAAATGATGTTAATAAGAGCAAATATGGATATCTATATCCCAGAGAAATATATAAAGAAGACCGATCGAAGGGTTCGTCTATCTGGTAATTTTCTTAGAGACTATGGACAAAGCAAACCTGAGGATGGTTATGACTTGTTCTATATTACTGAAAGAACAGAAGCAGAAAAATCAAGTGATGCTTGGCCAATTTTGCGGGCAAGCACAGAAACAACGCGTTCGTAGTACAGAGGCAAGTATTCCTGGTTTCCACCCAGAGGACGAGAGTTCGAATCTCTCCGGACGCTCCAATTTTCTTTCATAAGAATAATTATAATATACCAAATTAAAGGTTGACAGATTAAAGAAACTTTGTTAGAATAAACTATAAAATAATTAAAGCGCGGTAGAGAAGTCTGGTCCATCTCGTCAGTCTCATAAACTGAAGATCGAGGGTTCAAATCCCTCCCGCGCAACCATTATAAACACCACGTCGAAAGCAAACCGGAAAAATAAAATGTATAACGAAATTTATATGGCGTGTCTGAAATCAATTCAGCAAATGGGAGTCAAGGAATTTAAAAAGGCTCATTGGTTTACTTGGTGGAAAAGAAAAAATGAAAGTTAATATTGGACCTTATATAAACTGGATTGGGCCTTATCAAATTGCTGATAAATTTACGTGGCTTATTGGAAAAGATAGAGCCGATAAGTTTGGAGATTGGTTAGCTGAAACGTGGCTTGACGATATCTGTCAATGGATATACTCTAAGAAAAGGAGAATGGTTGATATACATATAGACAGATATGATCTGTGGAGTCTTGATTACACATTATCAGTTATCATTCTTCCTGCTCTTAAAGCCTTTTCTGAAAAATGTCATAGTTTCACCTATGTGGAAAATGAAGATATTCCAGAGGATATGAAAAATGCTGAAGATGAAGAAAAATGGCAATGGGTTCTTGATGAAATGATCTATGCGTTTGAATCGGCAGTAGATGACGACGAGGAAAATATTTTCATAGGTAATCCAGATGGCTATTCAGAACATCTTCTAAGAACTAATAACGGCCGTCGTTTGTTTGCAAAGTATTATCACTGTCTTTGGACTTAGCTCCATTGTAAGAGCACTCTCTTTCCTAAGACTGCTCTTAGTATAAATAATATATGATAAAAGAACAATGCCCATTCTGTAAAGATATATTTCCAACGGCTTTCCATAAAGGCTCACATCAATGGAGGTGTAAAAGCAATCCTAATAGAAAGGATACTTCTGGAAAAAACAATGGAATGTATGGAAAAAAAGGATCTAATCAATACAAAAATTATGATTGGTCTAAAGTTTTGTTTGATGAACTTTCTCCTGCAAAAAGAAGAGAACGTCTTCTAGAAGAAGCTAATTATAAATGCAGTCAATGTGGTTATAATAAAACAAGAGATAATGGAAAGACTATTTTAGAAGTTGATCACATTAATGGAGATTCTACCAATAACAGCAAAGATAATTTGAGGGTATTATGTCCGAACTGTCACGCATTAACCCCAACATTTAGAAATTGGGGCAATCGTGGAAACAAAAAGACATCAGAAAGAATCCGTAAAGGAAATAAACTTTTTGAAACTTAAGGTTTGCGGTTCGAATCCGTACGGGAGCACCACGGTAATTGTAGTTCAATGGTAGAACGCCGCGCTGTGGTCGCGGAGACGGGAGTTCGATACTCCTCAATTACCCCAATAAAGGAAGTATATTATGTTTTTAGATTTTGGTTTTTGGTTGATTTGTTTGTTACCGCTGATTGTTCCTTGGGCCGCTAAAATGCACTACGGCCATACAATTACACTTAAAGAAATAGCAATTGTTTCTCTGATTTCAGTTTCTTCTGTTGCGGGTGTTTATTTTCTTGGCTCGAAAATGCAGTCTTCGGCTATTGAAATATTGAATGGCCAGGTTTTAAAAACAGAAGTTCGCGAATCAAAATGTAGAACAAATAATGGTGGAAGATATTGTCGCAATTCCTATTCCTGTAACTGTGTCACTACTTCTTATAGTTGCGGAACTTCAGACAGTCCTAGGACTTGCACAACGACTAGCTGTGATACATGTTATAGATATCCCTGGGAACGCAGTTATTTCGCTGTCTCTAATATTGCCGATTTTGAGATCTCGCGCATAGACAGACAGGGCGCAAAACGTCCTCCTCGCTGGGAATTAATTAAACCTGAAGATCCAGTTTCACTTGCGAATAGATACGATAATTATATCAAAGCCGTTCCCGAGAGTGTCTTCAATCTTAAAACCAATCTTGATGAAGAGACTTTACAATCTGTTCCAGATTATCCAGATCAAATCTATGACTATTATAAAGTTGATAGAGTCTTATTTGTAGGACAGCCTGCTCCTTCAGAAGCTGCTAAAGCGTGGAACAAAGGTTTACAAATGATCAATGGAGAATTGGGACCGACTAAACAGTCCAATGTTATTCTCATGTTTGTGAATGGCCGTGATCGAAGCTTTGAAAATTATGTCCTATCAAAATGGGTCGGAGGAAATAAGAATGATATTATTCTTATGATAGGAGTAGATAATTCTTGGAACATTACATGGACTGAAGTTTTTAGCTGGGCAAAGTTTGACATCTTTAATGTCTCTCTTAGAACAGAAATTGAATCTCTAAAGACCATTGACATTAATAGGCCAAATGATGTATTATCTACAATATACACAGTAGTTCAAGACGAATACGTACGACGACCAATGGAAGAATTTGAATACCTTAAAGACGAAATCGATCCTCCTCTCTGGTCTATCCTGCTGTCATTATTTCTCGGATTGTCAGCGTCCATTTACACAACTTATAGAATGCACACAAATTGGGAGTATGAAAGATGAATAAGAATTTAATTAAATTGGCAATTGCTGGAATTGTAGTCGCAGTTGTTGCTTTTGGAATGATTGGTGTCTATAACTCTTCTGTTAAAGTGGAAGAAACAATTATTGCTAAGGCTGATTCTGTAGAACAAGTTTTTGCACAATTTGGACAGAAGGTCAAAGAAGTTGCTCAGGTTCCTTCAATGCAAGCAGATGATGTTGGTAAAGTTTTCCGCGAAGCTATGGAAGGTCGATACGGTTCAGATGGAAGTGGTGCTATGTTCCAATGGATTCAGGAACAAAATCCAAATCTTAATTCTGAAGTTTACACACGAATTCAATCTGTCATTGAATCCGGCCGAAATGATTTTCAACGAGAAAACCAACAGTTGATTGATTTGCGGAGAACTTATAAGACATCTTTGCGTAGCTTTCCGGGTGGGATGGTTCGACGTACTGTATTTGGATTTCCAACATTCGACATGGACACGCAATATGTTCCAATTAGCACATCTGCTGCACGTGAAGTTATTGAGCGTGGATATGAAGAAGGTCCAATTCAACTCCGATAGGAAATTATATTATGCATTTTTGGGATTTAGCCAGACGTAATGGATTTTCAGTAAAGACTTTTGAGGTTGCGACTAATGAATGAGATTAAACTAGACGATTTAATAACTGAATTGACTGCGATAGAAGAAGATCGAAGTGAAGAAAATAACTATCCCCCAAAGGGTACAGAAGAAACTGCTTTGATTGTGTGGCTTGATGAAGAGGCATTCACCGTTGTCGCTCACACAGGTAGGTTCTTTCATTCACATTTTATTGATGCTGGCCTGCAGGAAGATGAACTTAACATAAGCACTGTTGAACGCGATCCTGGCGTTTATGTATTCAGTGGTGGTAAAGTTTGGGAAAGTCGAGATTGGGAAACTGGTGTTGTTGATGACTATGGTATTGATGGTCTATGGAGACTCGCCAATGCAAAAGATTTAAAAGATTTTGATTATGAAGCATTTGATGTGAGGGTAAACTAATGAAACAACTATTTTTTGATATTGAAACTCTTGGACAGAAGTCAGATAGTGTCTGTTTTCTTGCATCGTTCTTAGTCTACGATATTGTTAAAGATAAAGATTTAACTCTTGAAGAACTTGAACCAAAAGTTAAGACTTTTAAATTAAGTATTGGTGAACAGTATGACGCTGGTAGGAAGTCAACTAAATCGACAATGGATTGGTGGAAAGGTCAGCTTAAGATTGCTCCAGATTTAGCCAAGATGCTTGCTCAAAGTCCAGATGATCTGACAATGAGAGAGTTCTTCAATCAACTTGAAGCTTATCTTAAAGAGGAAGGTTACAATAAGAAGAAAGACTTTGCTTGGCAACGTGGCACTATTGATATTATGATCATTGATGATATGGCTCGGATGGTTGGTCTATATGAACACAATCATCCAATCCTTTGGTATAAAGTTCGTGAGATTCGAACAGCACTTGATCTTCTTGGTGATACTAAACTTGATGGTTACATTAAAGGCTTCAAGGATAATATTAAAACCATTCTACCAGGTTTCACTAAACACAATCCTGTCCATGATATCTTATTGGAAGTTTGGCAAATGAGAGCGGCGGAGGTATTCGGATAATGAAATGTAAGAAGCACCCAACCTATAAAGCAATCCACAAACCTACTGCAGACTGCAAGGCTTGCCGCTATATGTATACTGAAAACAAAAAGGATAATTGATCATGGCTTCTGTTGTAATGATTTTGATAATACTTTACAGTGATTCATCTGTTGTTAAAGAAATTGAATTTGGTTCTATGAGCGCCTGTCTTAGTACTGAGAAAGTTATTGAAGAACACTATGCTCCCCTTGTGAGAAAACATGTTGCCGGAGCATTCTGCGTTGAAAAACGTTAAACCTAAAAAGAAATCTAAGAAGAAAAAAGAAACACCCAACCAACGAGCTCTTAGATTAAAGGTTGCAATCCGTAATCCAAAAAATGTAATAAAAGATCCGAAATGGAAGACTTTCTTGGAGAAAGATTAGAGATAGGAGATACAGTTATCTTCTTTGAACCTGGATATAGAAACTTTACTAAGGGAAAAATTATTAAATTTACTCCTCAAAAAGTTAAGGTTGAATGGACCGGTCACAGAAATTGGACTAGTACTTATACAGAGCATCCAACGACCTTTGTTAAAATTCCTCTAATACAAGAAGATTAATGGTTGACAGAATAAAGGAAACTTGTTAGTATAAATAATATGGTTTGTCAGAAGAACATAAAGAGAAAATAAGACTAGGAGTTTTGAAAAGATATCAGAAAAACTCTGTTTGATATCTTATTAAGATTTTGTTTAACAATACAACACGGGAGTTCGATACTCCCCATCTCCACCAAATTCACTATGGGGATGAAATGGGGTCGATTGGTTGCAACAACAAAATCTAGGAGTCCTGCGGAAGCTAGGTTAACGCAACAAACTAAATAAATGCTAACGATAATGCATCTATTGAGGAATTCGCTCTAGCAGCGTAATCTTCTTGGGTATGGGTTCCACCTAGAAACAGAATGGGCCCACTCTCTTTAACAGTTACGGAGACCTAGATGTTCGTCAAAGAAACGTTAACTGCGGTTCTAATGGTAGTACTATTTGGAACTTCACTATCAGCTGAGGAAATGTACATACATCCTTCAGTTGAATGTCTCGCAAAAAACATTTACTTTGAAGCACGAAATCAGGATGAACTTGGACAAATCGCAGTCGGCCTTGTTACTCTTAATAGAGTAAAAGATGATCGATTCCCAGATAATGTATGTGACGTTGTGCACCAAGGAACGTATAAAGGAAACTATTTCAGAAAACACCGATGCCAATTCAGTTGGTATTGTGACGGAAAATCTGATGATATAGTCAATAAGAAAATCTATAAAAAAATCCTTGACCTTCTACCAAAAGTATATTACCATAGCTCATGGGATGATTATACAGAAGGGTCTACTCATTATCATACACATAGAGTATCTCCTAAATGGAAATCAGAAAAGATTCAAATAGCAACAATAGGCGACCATATTTTTTATAGATGGGATTAGATAATGTTAAAAAAAGTTAAAAACGGCTCGATATATTTTGATGAGAAGAGTATACTTGAAGCTCTTACAAACCATTTTGATCCATTGAGAACTAAAGACTTTATGTTCACTGTGGGTACTAAAGGTAATGGAGAGGTCTATGGAGTTGCAACACCCACAAATAGATTAATGGATGATGCATCAGGTCTAGAACAAGATACACCAGAAGCAGTTCTTGAACGTAATCAATATAGAAAAGAAATCTGACGGCTTGGAGATATTAACACTATGAAAACGAAACCAAGCGATCTCACTCCCGAGAACAGGCAGATCATCGCAGAAGAAACCGAATACTGGCGAACCGCTGGCCTCTCCACTGAACCAGCGGACTTCGAAACTGCCGAACACGCCATTACTGAACTTTACAAATCAATCGGAATAGAGAAGCCGCATTTTGTTCGTCTTTCTTCGCCATTTGCTGCGGAGTCATATATCAACACACTTAATAAAATTTGGGATACTGAAGAAGGTAAAGATATCCAACTCTGGAGCCAACTCGGGGGGCAACTCAGGAGACAACTCTGGAGCCAACTCGGGGGGCAACTCAGGAGACAACTCGAGAGCCAACTCGAGAGCCAACTCGAGAGCCAACTCGAGGGGC